GACATAGACCAGTATCCACTGGACCTTGTTGCACTTGACAAAAGACTACGGGACAATGATATTCCATGTGTGGTCTGCCGCTCGAAGTCAGGCGGTGCCCACATCTTTTTCTTCTTTACAGAATTTTTTAGCGCAGGTGTTTTCCGTGACAAAGCCACAGAGATTGCAGCCTATCTTGGATATGGTGGTTGTGAAATATTCCCGAAACAAGAAGAGATTCTTGTCGAGCGTGGTGACATTGGTAACTTTATCAACCTTCCGTACTTTGATGCGGAACAGACAATGCGTTACGCTGTCAAAGAAGATGGAAGCGAAGCGGACCTTACCGAATTTCTGGATCTAATAGAAGCCAGAAGAATTAAACCCAAACATTTTGAAAAGCTACAGCTTGGCGAACCTGTTAATGAGTTTGACCAGTGGGCACCTTGTCTGTCACACATGTTCAGTCAGGGCATACCAGAGGGTACGCGCAACACAGTTATGTTCGCTGCCGCTGTCGGTGCTAAGAAAGAACAGCCTGAGAAATGGAGAGAACGTCTTGAAGAAATTAATGTCAAATACTGTACGCCCCCTTTACCAGCTTCTGAAATCGTCACTAT